ATCATCTTCATCTAACACTTTACATATCTCTATTAAACCACTAGCTCCTTGAGTATGCCCTATATCTTCTTTGTATCTTAGTTCATCTCTATCACCTATCATAGGTTGTTCTGCTACTTCATTAGCTTGTGTACATGTACCATGAGGATTAACATAATCTGATTTAGAATCTACACTTAAGTATCCTTTAGTACTTACAGCAAACGGATTATTTGAATACTCATAAGTCCATTTACAATTTGAAATATCATTACCACCTTTTCTTAAATGAATTATAGCAATACCCTCTCCAACTTTTAAATCAACTCTACTCTCTTTAAATACTCTAAGAGTATTATAACTAGTTCTTTCCTCAGCAACTATAACTACCTCATCAAATCCATTATTTAGTAGATTATTAGCTTCATAAATACTGTATAAGCTACTTGCACACGTATTTCCATTAATACTTGCATATTTTATTTTATCATGATCTTTAAGCATACCTATATACCTATGCATAGAAAATGCAGCTAATTCTTTTATAGCTAATGAGCTATACTGAACTGATCTTCTTAGTTTTAGAAAGTTTTTAACTTGTCTAGACTCACCTGGAGTTAGTAAAGCACCTCCAGCATATAGAAAAGCACATTTACCATCTAATTTGATACTAGATAGATAATCATAAGCTAAATCTATATACTGTGCTGTCATATAATCTTCTTCAACTAATTCAACATTTTCTTTGTGAAAGTAACTAATTACTTGCATTTAATACCCTTTCAACTAATGTTCTAACAGTTAGATTATCATCTACATTACTATCAAACCATTCATTATCAAAACATCCATATTTATTATCTAATTCCATAATAACCATACTAAATCCAAAACTATCCATTCCACTATCTTTTAATAAACTATCTATAGAAACTTTAGTCCCATGCTCTGTTCTTATTAGTTTATTAATTTCTGCTAATATAGACTCTTCAGTCATGTTATATCCTTATTAAGCTTCTCCAATTGGATCATTTGTAACTGTAATTTCTAATGCATCCATAGCATTTTTCATTACACTATCAATACTATTAACTTTAATAGAATCTGGTATAGAGTTTTGATCTTGTGCTACTGAATAAGCAACTGACCAACTATCTAAAGCTTGTTTAAGTAGCTTCTGTTTAGCATCATCATCAAACCCTTTAGTTTGTCTTTCTATTAATGCTATTTGAGCATCTGTAGTACCTTTCTGTAAAGTAAATGAGACACTTTGTGCTATAACAGTTTGTAATGCACCTAAGTAAACAGTAGCGTAGTCAGCACCTTTTAATCTACCTTTAGTGAATTGGTCATCTATATGTAAGTTAACCATTTGCATTAACTTATCAAAGACACCATCACCCTTCATCTGTATCTATAATATCAATAGTGAATTTCTTAGTTTTCTTAGGTTTCATATTTCCTGTTTTAGGATCTTTAACATATGTCAATATCTCAATACTTTTAAGATTATCAATATGCATTTGTTCAACCCACCATTCTACGCCAATTGGAATAACTCTAGCATTACCAAAGTAACTATTCTGTACTCTTGACATAGTTGTAGAAAATTCAGCTTCTCTTGGATCATTATTGTAAACTATAACTTTAGATCTAGCTAACTTCTTCTTTCTAATTTCTCTTATTCTTCTATTTAATTTTTGTTTAGCTGTTAATCTAGGATCTTTAACTCTTTTATTAACTACTGGTTCAAATTCATCATCCTCTGATTCACTTTTAGCTTTAAAAGCATCAATCTTACCTTTTAAAGTAGTTACACCTATATTAGGTGAATATTTAATTCCTAAAGCATCTGCTTCAACTTTTAAATCTTCTATATTTAACTCTGTACTCATATCATATCCTTAAAATTATTGAGATTATTTATATAGCGTAGATTACTACGCTTGAGTGAGTTTAAAGTACTCACTCAAACTTTTAATTAAATGTTAAGCTTCCGTAACATCACTCATTGTTGCTGGACCACTATAGTTAACTGGAGCACCAGAACCATAATTACCAATACCAATATCAGTAGCACATACTTCTGCTCTTAACAGTTTAGATTGATCTAAGATCATACCAGCATAGAACCAGTTAACTGAGAAGAATCCTTTAACACCGAATTTATCAGTATCAGAAGCTTTACCAGGTTTTTTAGCTTTAAAGTTCATTTTACCTCTACCTTGTAACCCAATTGTTGCGAATGCACCTTGAGTAGGCATTAATACAGGATAAACATTAAAGTTAGTACCATCATTAGCTAAATCTCCAGAATAGTCAGCTGGAACAGCAGCTCCACCACCAGCCCACATTTGAGCTCTTTCTGATTCAATGAATCTCATTTCTTCAATAGCACCTACTTCATGGTTCATTATAGTACCAGCAGAAGCATATTGTTGATATGGAGTCCATGCTTTTTTACCAAATGGATCAGCTACAGTTTGTAAGTCAAACTTAACTTCAGGACCAATGATACCTACATATGAAGCACCAACAGTTTTAGTATCAACATTAACTGAACCAGAGATTACAGTAGTAAACTTCTTAGCTCTATTAGATACTAATGTAGCAATCCATTTTCTAACATCATTGTAACCAACTCTAGCATTATCATCATCAGCACCATCTGCATCCTCAACATCAACACCTACTTCAGTTCTAGCTGTAGCAGATCCAATGTAGTAGACATTAGCACCAGATAATAAATCTTTTTGAAGCAAGTCTTCATTTACTTCTTTAGCTGCTTCACCTAATTTTTCTCTATATTCCATTTGAACATCATCATTTAAAAACAATGTAGCTTCATCAGTATATTCAAGGAATAAACCAAATCTATTTAGTTTAACTTCACCATCTTTTTTAGTTACTACAACTCTATTTACATCTGAAGCACCTTCACCTAATACTGGTAAACCAGCTGTAATATCGCCAATATCTCTTGATCTACCATATAGATTTCCATTTGAAGCATTTCCATCAGCATCTAATCCAGCATCAGTTACTCCATCTCCATCAAGAATATGTTCATACATTGAAACCTTATATGTCTTACCAAGTTTAGTAGGCATATTTCTTCTATCTGCAAATTGACCATAGATCAAATCTGCTGTTGCTGCTTTTACACCAGCCCTGTCATAATAATGATTGTCTATATTTGGACCTGAAGTTGCGTCCGTACCGTTGTTATATTTATGCATATCTAATTACCTTTCTTATATTTGTCTAAGTTTCTCTTGATACCAAGCATCATATTCCTCTTCAGTCATATCAAATGCATCTTTCTCTTGAGTAACTTCTTTTGTAGCTCTGCTTCTAGTAGGAGCAGCAGCTTTCTTTTTCTTACTAACTCGTTGTTTCTTTTCAGTAGCTTTAGTTTGCTCAGCTTCAAGTCTCTTAGCTTCTTGATCTCTATATGCTTTAGTTGCAATAATTGAGTATTCAAGTTTACTTAAAGGCTTTTTACCTCTAGAGACATCTAACATCTCTAATCTCATAGCTTCTGGTAAAACTTTAGCGTAAGTACCATTCTTTACATCTTCATGTAAATACTTAACAATAGCTGGGTTTTGCTTAATAGCTTCCCTAGACTTATCATCCCATTCAACATCAACTATTCGTTTAGTCATGCTGTATTCTGGATCACTTGCTATCTCAGATACAATCTCTTTAATCTCTAGATCAAATTCAGATGGTGCATAGTTCTTAGGAGTATATTCTGTATTATCTACATCTAACTCAACTAATGCATCATTATCTATATTTGAATCTTTAAGCAATTTAGAGATTGCACCTTTATCACCTTTTTTAAGGTCAACTAGCAACGATAGATCCTCAGTTGTCAACCCATGTTCTACCATCATGTCGACATTTCTTCTATGTGGAGCTAAATCAGCCATTTTCTTTTTATAGTTAGCACCCATAGAAGCCATTTGATACACTTCATCAAGACTTTTAACTGGTATATCTATACCATTAGCTCGAACAGGTTTAACCTTAGTCGTATCAGATTCTTCATCAGGTTTAGATTCTTTAGTTTCATCTTCACCATCTGAGGTTTCATCTTCTTCAGAGTTATCTTCATCAGTTTCATCAGATTCTTCATCTTCTTTAACTTCATCAGGCTCATCAGTAGACTCATCATCAAGTTCTTCGGAGTCCTCATCAGCAGCATCATCTGGAGTGTCATCTGTATCTTCGTCAAGATCAGATGATTCCTCTTCTACTTCTTCTTCAGATTGTTCCGTGTTATGTTCCTCTTCTCTAAGCTTTAAAAGCTCTTCATCAGATAAGCTATATAACTTTTCCTCTTCAGGAGATAATTCTTCAATATCATTCATCTACAGCTCCTCACCTAGTTCAGTTACATTCTCTATTTCATCTTCATCTAATTGGTCAGTTTCTAAAGCTTTCTTAGCTTGTGGTCCAATTCTCTCTAATGTAATAAAGAAATTTTCAATAACACTAATACCCATAAGGTTATTATGTAAAATATTAATATCATTGTTTCTATTCATTGCAACTTCTGGATGTGCTAACATCCCAACTTGGTTTCTTCCGAATGTTTCAAATAATCCTTTCTCGATTAAAGTGATAAAATTCTTATCTTTACTTAACGCTTCATATGCATCATACAGCTCTGCAGCCAATTCTGGATTTTGAAGTAAGTTAGTACTTGGTTTGTTACTTAGGTATCCCATAGTAGTCCTTTCTTAATTGTTTACTTATAATTTAGGTTGACAGCTTTTAAAGACTTCATCACATTTGGTCTTACGCCTATTGTATTACTTTTCCATTAGGTAGTACAATTTTATCAATACCATTACCTTTTTCTCTATCATAGTAGTCTCGTAGTCTAGATAGATAATTAGGATCTCTTTCTATTTGACTTTCACTAGGTGTATAAGTCCATCCATCTTCATCTTTAGTCCATGAACCACCTTCAGTAGCTTTGAACCCTTCTATGTAATAAGGACTCTCCTCACTAAAAGTTACATGTGATGGTAGTTTACCACCAGGTAGATTAATTGAATTTAAACCTTCAGCTCCATCAGGAGCATGTTTACCACTCTTTAATCTATCTAATTCATTTAAAGCTTGTTCGTTAGTTAGAACATAATCACCTAATGTAGCAGACTTATACTGTAAATCTTCTGGAGACATTGTACCATGTTGAGAAGCTAAGTTAGCTAAAGAAATAGCATCTTTCAATGTAAACATTGTTGGATTACCAGTATTAGTAGCTATTACATCTTCTCTCATTATATGCATCCTTACTTATTATTACTTTTATTAGTCATAGCATCAAATGCTTTCTGATCCAATGCACTGATTCTATCAAATTCTTTCTTATCCATTTCTTTAGCGTGATCTGCTCCAGTCTCTTTTTCTAGGAATTGAAGTGTTTTTAGATCAGCATTCTCATTTAAATCTTTAGCTTTAGCTAACTCTGTAGCTGTTTTAGCTTGTTTCAATTGTACATCAACTCTGTTTTCATCTCCCTTAGCTTGTTCATTAGCTATCTCTGCTTGTAACTTAGCTATTTGTAATTGAGCTGCTTGTTGTTGCATAGGATCTGGTTGTGGTTGATATTCTTCTATTTTCTTAGCTAAATCTGGCATTCTATACAAGTTAGCTATCTCTGACATTAATATCTTTCTCATACCATCATCCATACTTTGACCTAATGTTTGCATCATAAATGCTAATTCTTGAGCTTTAGCTGAGTTATCTTCTGCTGTAGATACTTGAATATCTATATCAATATAAGAACTTAGATCATCTAATTTAACTTTAATGAACTCATTATTAGTTATCCTCATAACTTGACCTTCATCTAAGAATTCAGCATTATATGCCATCCACTTTCTAAATAATGGTTTAATACCATTCTCAGATATATTTCTAACATTATTCAATCTTCTAGTAGCTGTTGCATCCATAGCACCTCTAGCTCCTGTTGCAGTGCTTCCTAATGAGTTACCTGTAATACCTTGACTAAATGATTTAATACCTGTAATAGACTCAATTTCATTACCCATTAATTCTAATACACTATAAACTGATTGTGGTAATTGATTGTAGTTCTTTTGAATCATATCACCATTACCATTATAAACATAGTTCTTACCAGATAGGAATCTTTTAAGATTTAGCTCATCTAATGCTCCATTTTTAATACCTATAGCTGTGTTATTAGCTTGAGCCATGTTATCTATAATATTTCTATACATAGCTGTTTTAATCTTTTGATTATCACTAATTAATTCAGCATTAGGTTCTCCATATAAGCTATAAGGTACACTATTAAATGGTACAGCTATAAATGGCGGTTTACCATCAGGAAATGGATTATCTTCCATTCTTATGATTACATTATCTACCCATGCACATACTATAGGTTCAGCTATTCCATCACCATTCTTATCAAAGTTACCCCAGTATTCATAAACTAATATCTTTTTTCTTGCTTCATCTTTAAATTCAAAGTTAGTTTCATCTTCTTCATCATAATCAGCATCATAACCTTTACCAACATCTTTAGCTTTAACTAGGTTTTTTAAATTAGTATATCTACCATCTTGTTGCAATGAACTATAATCAGTTTCATATCTATAAACTACAAATTGAGCATTATCTAAATCATCTTGACAAGTAGGATCTATAAATACATCCTCATTTCTACATACTTGTGCAGTAGGTCTATTAATAGTTGTCACCATCTTAGTAACTTCTTTTACACCTGTTTGAATCTGTTCTCCAGTATAGGGATGTGTAAAGTAAATAGGTTCTTCTTCAGTAACTTCTTTCTCTTCATATTCCCATCCAGTTTTTATAATTGCAGTACCCTCTTGATCTAATACCTTAATTAGTTTAGTCATAAATTTAAATCTATCAAACTGTCTACAGAATTGTGTATTTAGTATCTGCTCAGCTTGTCTAGCTGCTGGTCTATCTTCCCAACTAACAGGATATGCTTTTACTATATTAGGACTAGATACAAATGGATCTATAAGTGCAGCATGTTGCCATTCAGATTGCTTCTTAATGTCTCTAGATACTATTTGAGATTTACCTTTAGTTTCATTACCATATGGTTCTCCATTGTATTCAGATTTCCATTGAGTTATCTTTGCATCTAAATCTTTCCTAAGAGTTTCAGCAGCAGCTAAATCACCTTTTAGGACCGATAGTATCTCTTTATCTTTTAATTTCTTAGTTTCTTTTTTATTCATATTATGTATCCTATACTAGTTCAAAATGAGGGCAATCATGGAAATTTTGATCTGTATATACATCATCATTATCCCAGTCTATTCCAAATCTAACTTTATGAGCAATCTTACCTTCTTCATACAATCTTTCAGATATAGCTCTAACTAATCCCATCATAAAGTAAAACCTAGCAGTATCTAATTTATTACCACTAAATGCATTAGTCCCAGCTTTATAGGGCATTATATCAATAGCCATTGAGGGATAAGTTTGATGTTTAGATTTCTTAGTTATACCATCTAATGTAGACTTACCTTCTCTAAAATACTTCATTTGTTCTTCTTGAGTTCTATGCCCTTCTATAATACTGAAATCATATAGTTTAATTAATTCTTTGCATATTGCTATTATATCAGGATGACATGTTTGTAATCTATCCCAACTCTTATCACTAAATGTATACATATTAATTCTCCTTATTTATAAGATTAAGTAATTTACGTGCTTCAGCATAGCCTTCTTCAAGTTTCTTATATGCATTTTCAGCATCTTTAATTATCCCATTTCTATATTGCATTGTATCTATAATTCTAATAATATCAAATATTGAATATGGTTTAGTTAAGGTTTCTATGTTGAATACATTATCATAAATATCTGAAAATTCTGGATAGCCAGTAGTTATGATAATAGGAAGAGTTTTATATCTTGATCTAACTTCTTTAATTAGATCAATACCATTTAGATTAGGCATACTTAAATCTGTTATTAATATATCTATAGGATGCTCATTAATAACTTTTAATGCTTCATCACCATCTTTAACTGAATACACTTTCTCAAATAGGACACCTAATCCTGAAGTTATACTTTTTCTAATACTCTCTATATCTTCTGCATATAGAATTGTATATGGTTTTTTTATTACAGTTGATTTACACATTTAAAAATCCTTTTAATATAGCTATTGTTAACGCTATACTTATAGAGGATGCAATAGTGATAATCTTTAAACTACTAGCTGTTAAAAAACTAAGTTGTATAGATTTCCATTTAGTTTCTATTCTAGAATCAACTTTCTTATTAAAGTCATTTCTAATTTCTTCTTTATTAAAAATAGTTATTACTTCATTCTCAATTAAAGTTCTAACATCATTTTCAAATGATCTGGATTCTAATTGAGTATTAACTTTCTTAGTGATCTCCTCATCAAATTTTTCTCTGAATTCTTTACTTTTCTCACTCTCCAATTTAAGAATAGTAAAAGATTCTTGTGTTTCTAGAATCTTTTCTAGACTATCCTTTATCTGAGGAAGAAGTATTTCAAGCTTTAATAATCTTTCTTTATCTATATCACATTCCATAAGCAGCCTTAACGTTATATTTTCATTATTCTAACTAGAAGTTTCTTTGAAACTCTTTATCTGTGTCTCTTTTATGTAAATTATTAGTTGGACTTGTAGCATAATCAACACCAAATACAATACCAGCAAATGTACATACAGGACCAGCAATACCTATAAATCCATCTATTTTACCTAATACACCTAATAATATTCCACCTAATAATACAATTAAAACTAACAGCATAGAAACAGCTTTAAATACTAATCTAGCTTTATCTTTCTCTTCTATTGTCATGTATTTCCTTATATGCATCTATTTGATTTTCATAACCATCTAAGAAACTTCTATATAATTTACCAACCTTCAGAACTAGTGGAGTGCACATTCTTTGAACTTCTTTAGAACCAGCATCTATTCTCATACCTTGAGTATCATACTTTACAAATTTGAAAGGTTCTTCATAAATGTATTCTTTCTTAACAACTATCTCAGGCTCTTTGCTTGAGCAACCAGTTAATATACTA